GCTGTGGATGATGATGGTCATGAGGCAAGCAGAGCACCCAAGGCTAAGCCTACCCTAACACCTGACAGGTTCAATAGTGCACTTCAAGCTATCCAAGATGGCAGATACACCGTTGAGGACCTTAGAGCTACCTATTCACTAACCAAAGAGCAGGAGGGGAAGCTATGAAGTTCCGAGCATCACAATTAGGTAAGCTAATGACCTCCTCCAGGACTAAGGGGGAGGCATTAGGGCAGACTGCTAAGAGCTATATCATTGAGCAGGCTAAACAGGACTTCTATGGGTACCGCACTCAGCTCATGAATAAATACGTTCTTAATGGATTAGAGCAGGAACAGGACTCTATTGACCTTCTCAATGGGGTAAGGTTCCAAAACTACGTTAAAAACGAGCAGAGGGCAGAAAATGAGTATCTCACAGGATGCTGTGATATTATCACGGAGGATAGCATCATTGATATCAAAACATCCTGGTCCTTGGAGACCTTTCCGGCTACCACATTTGAGCTGAAGGATCTATCTGACTATGAATGGCAGGGCAGAGCCTATATGTGGCTATATGATAGGCCTACCTTTGAGCTGTGCTATGTGATGGTATCAACCCATCCCGAGCTGTTGAGTCAATTTGACCCCATTGATATCCATGAAGTGGACCATATTGACCCTGCCAAGAGAATTACCTCCATTACTTTTGAGAGGGATGCAGAGATAGAGATAAGGATGCAGGAGCAACTACTGGCTGCGAGCCTGTTCTATGAGCAAGTATTAACCCAATTGCAGAACAAATAACAGTGCTTTAAGATGCACTATTTGATTGAAGTAAATAAGAAAAACCAATTGATGTATAACATAGTGCTATTTATTGCACGAAATAATAAATCTATAAAATGACACAAGAAGAGTTCTACAGAGAGGCCTGTCTAAGAGCATTGGAGGGCCTCCTTGCTGCCTCAGGGCATTACAGGGATGAGCTAATCAAGAACCCCTGCGAATATGTTGCTACTGCTGCACGTCACTATGCTACAGAATTAACTGAGCAGGTGTATGGTGGTGGTGTGCAATGGAATGAGATAACCCATACACCTGATAAGCCATGAAAGCAAAACTAACATTTAACCTACCCGAGGATAAGCACGAATGGGAGAACGCTATGCGGGCTGATGCTATGTTCTGTGCCCTGTGGGATGTATCTCAGGAGCTCAGAACACTATGGAAGTATGAAGAACTTAGTGATGATGAGTGGAAGATGGTAGAAAGAATTAGAGATAAGTTCTATGAGATACTGAGCGAGCATAACATAAACCTGGATAAATGATACCTGCATTAATAATACTGCTGGCCCCTGGCATTATATGGGGATGGATTTGGACAATAGTTTTTTTATTTAATTTAATCAAAAATGAGTGATTTTAAAGGAGAGGTGGTATTCATTACCCCAACAACAACAGTGAGCGAGAAGTTCAAAAAAAGAGATATTACCCTCAAGTCAGATGGTGAGTATCCTCAATACGTTACCTTCCAATTAACCCAGGATAAGTGTGACCTGGCAAACAACCTCAAGCCTGGTGATGTTGTGGAGCTCAAGTACAACCTTCGAGGCCGTAAGTGGGAGGCACAGGATGGCACCATCAAGTATTTCAATACCATCGAAGCATGGACCATGAGCCTCAGCTCTGCTGCTACCCCTATTGTTGAAAATAAGTTGAAAAAAAATGAAGAGTCTAACGATCTACCTTTCTGAGGGGGAAACCTTCAGCCAATGGGCTGTCAAAACCGCTAATAATATGCTCAGTGACAGGTATCGGCTTGTCCATTTGGCACTTGACATGAAGGCACCATACCATACCGTGAGGAGGTTCGTTGCAGGTGAGAACGTGGCCCTGGAGATTGTGGATAAATTTATTAAGTTATATTTGTCTCATGTATACGCTACTCACCCTCATCCCCATAGCATGGTGGCTAACAGAATTTGAGCCTCTCCAAGCAACTATTGACCGCATCCCTATGTCATCATGGCTAAGGGATGCCTTCAGTTGTTTGAAGTGCGTCTCTTTTTGGCTTACCCTTATTGTTTCATTTGATTTCATCTTATCATGTCAGGCAGCTCTATTGGCTTACCTATTGAACAGAGTGATTGCGAGGTTGTAGATAGAGTGCTATCTCTGCCTGAGTCACTGAGATACTCTAAGCATTCGCTTAATGAGCTTCTGAAGGTGCGTATCAAATATGAGGGCAAGCAACCACAGGAGTGCTTCTGTGCTTCTGTGAGGCGGAAGGTATGGTTTAAAGAGTTCACTATTTGGTATGAAGAGTATCTTAGACAGGTTGGTCACGCAGCAGTATGAGGAGCTTGAAGCTTACACGAATTACCTACTCTCACGGATGGGCAGTCAGTTAGACCCATCAACTGTGATCTCCAACAGTTATCTGCACTGTGTCAAGATAGAATGTAGTGACCAGGATACCATGAAGAGCTATATGCTGAACACGATCAAGAAACAAATCATGTGGTCAGGCTCTCAGAGTAATAGAGAGGAGTCAGTTAATAGCTCTGATGAGGTAGTCAATGAGATAGATGATACTACTGACCTGGATAGCAAGATTGAACAGGAGAAGGTATACAACCGGAATAAAGCCTACATCGAGATTTATCGGTCCAGGTGTGAGGATAGGGTATCACAGATAGTGCTGAGTGCCTACGTTGATAAGGGATACAACACAGCGAGGGCCATGGCTAAGTATTTTGATATCCCTGTTACCTCAGCTCACTACATGATAGCTGATATTAAACAAAAACTCCGTGAAATACAATATAAGTATGACAATTAGCCAATTCATAGCCTCATGCTGTAGCCTTTTAGGTATATTTACAGGCATTTCTTTGCTATTTCACAACTATGATATAGCATCGTACACTGCAGGAGGGTGGATAATTGGGTATTATACGTTTCTAATTACATCAGAATATGAGCAAAAAGAAAATAACACCGAAAATTAACCCTGAATACCTGGGTAAAACAATCGAAATAACAGGACCTAACAGCGTAACTAAGCTTGAAGTGACTGAGGAGCTGGCCAAAGAGCACGCTTTCTACACTGCTATTGGTTTGGGTCATCTATTCATTATTGAGGATGCCAAGACCGAGGATTAACGAGACGGCTGAGCAGTACATCTCACGGTGTATGGCTGACCCCGAGACCCAAGAGAAGTATCCGGACCAGGCACAACGCTATGCCGTTTGTGGTTCCATGTACGATACACCCCTTGGGAACTATAAAAACGTCTTTGCTCAGTCCTATGATGACTATCCCAAGGCTGCCTCAGAGAATGCTAAGATAGCACTCAAGTGGGCTGAAGAGAATGGATGGGGATCGTGTGGCACGTCCGTGGGTAAAGCTCGTGCAAACCAACTCAGCAAGGGTCTGCCCCTAACGGAGTCAACGATTGCACGCATGGCAGGGTTTGCACGTCACCGGCAGAACTCACAGCGAGAGCTCGGTGATGGATGTGGTAGGCTCATGTGGTTAGCCTGGGGAGGTGATGAAGGTATTGAATGGGCACAACGTAAACTAAAACAGATTAGAGGTGAAAAGTAAGTACATTGAAACCCCTGAGGATCTACAGAGAATGTGGGACGACTATAAGGCTCAGTTGCCTGTAGATATGTTACCTGTGCTTTCGACTAAGACAGGTGAAGTAATGTATCTGCCTACTCAAAAACCTCCTACAAGATGGGGATTTGAGGCTTTTGTATGGTCTAAATATGGTCATGGAGTAAAGCAGTATTTAGATAACCAGGATAAAGCATATAATGAGTATCTGGGAGTCGTTACGTACATAAAGAACGATTGGACCGACGAGCACGTTACCGGTACCATGACTGGCAAATACAAAGCACCCAACCTGACAGCAAGGGTGACAGGAGTCAATGATAATGTGGATGTCACTACCAATGGTCAGGCGGTCAATGACATCAAGGTCACGATAGTAACGCCTGATAGTGAGTGATCAGATAGACTACATGGCATCGGTGGTGGAGGACTACATCCTTAAGACAAAGGGTGAAAAGATACGCATCAACAGGAGGCTTGTAGCAATGGATGGGAGGCAGTTAGTCATGCTGTACAATGCCTACCAAAAGATAGTACATGGAGCTGAAGAGCACGATCATATTTCAAAAGAACCACCAAGCCCTACAGGGTCCTGAGAGGTTCATTGTTAACGAGGGAGGGTCAAGGTCATCAAAGACCTACAGCCTGTGTCAGTTGGTGATAGTATACTGCCTGCAGAATAAAGGTAAGGTAGTATCTATTATTAGAAAGACTTTCCCTGCTTTACGAGCAACAGTATTAAGAGACTTTACGGAGATACTCAAAGACCTCGGTATATACTCACTCGAAGCCCACAACAAGTCTGAGCAGATATACACCTTCCCGAATGGGTCAATGGTGGAGTTCTTCAGTGTGGACGATGAACAGAAGATCAGAGGACGGAAGCGTGACATTGCCTGGTGCAATGAAGCCAATGAGCTTTATTTCGATGACTTCACTCAGCTG